GAAGTTGTAGCAGCTCTTTCTGCTTGGTGGAACCATTGCTCCCATTGTTAAACTCCATAAGTGCATTATTTATAACGTCACTTGGATCAGTCATTTTCTTTTCTATTTGACCTGCTTTAATATATTCGATTGCATCATAAACATAATTCCAGTGACTCTCTTCAATTTCTAATTCAAATGCGTGTGCAGGATCATCTGTTATTGGTGCAGTGCCACACATTGTTAAAAAGAATATTGGAATGATTGCTAACTTATTCATTTTTACCCTCCACCTTTAATACAACCACAGGTGCTATTACCCTATGAAATTCACGTAAGTATTCTTCACGACTTTTTGCATACTCTCGTTGTTCTTTTTTTGTCATTAGGTAAGATTAAATGAAATAATTGTACGATATTTATCACTGTTATGGGGAGGAGCCATGTGAAATAAATTTATCGGAAATATTACAAGATCCCCCTCTACAACATTATCAGGGCATCCCATGTCTCTACTACCGGTGTGAGGAATCCAAGGTTGCATAAATTCAGTGGGATCATGTTCCTCTGGATCTAGTTCAGCATAAAATACACAAGCAAAACCCTCTGGCCCATGATCATGAGGAGCATGATAATCACCTTTAGAATATCTCTGTGTCCAAACTCTACCTATCTCAGAAAACTTATAATCAGAAATCTTTAAAAACTCTCTTAAATATGGTGATATCATTGCCAGAAATATAGGTTCATACTGAGCACTAGTGCTAATACTCTTCACAGGAGTTTGAAGATTTATCCCAAAATTAGTCATTACATAAGCATCAGAATTTTCTGCTCCTTGGATAAAATAATCAGTCCAAGTCATCTCATATTCTTCATCAGTTATTTGTCCTCTTGCAGATTTATTTTTTCTCTGATTAATCTTATCCCAAGGAATGATAGAGAGGAATTTATCTTTAATAAGTGGCCACTCCTTCACATGAATTTTGTGTACATTTACTGTCCACAATGGAATTGTTTCAATCATTTGGAAAGAAGTGATCATATCTCATTATGTAGTATATCACAATACTAACAGAAATCAATAGTATTGCGATCATTATAACAATCGACCAAGTAACCGTTTGAGCTGCCATAACTTAAATTTGTACCAGTTTTTCTTTCGATACACTGGTAATATTTCTTTGAATCTATGTGTCATATTGTATATATTAATGTGTGGAAACCGACATGTCACTGCGTAATTATACCTATATGTTATACTAAATACAAATGTACTGGAGTTGAAACTATCATGTCCCATTACACACTAGGTTGGCACGACCAATCAAATGAGTATCACGAAATAGGCGAATATGCCACAGACGCTTTTGAAGCAGTAAAATTTGCAAGAGAGGATGTTCCGTATCTACACGAACATCCTTTTTCTTTAGAATCAATTAAGAGGGAGGAATAATGAAAAAATTTAACACCTTCATTTTAGACACAACAATCTATATACTAGATTTTTTATATCGTGGAAGATCATTTCCAAGATTCTGGGTGCTAGAAGTCATTGCACGAGCACCTTACTTTGCTTTTATATCAGTCCTTCACTTTCGTGAATCTCTTGGGCTTAGAGGTGAGGATCATATCTATCTTATGAAAGAACATTTCTATCAAGCGTTAAATGAAACAGAGCACTTAGAAGAGATGGAACTTAGAGAGGGTAATAAACACTGGATTGATAGGTTTTTTGCAAAGCACCTTGTTCTATTTTATTATTGGATTATGGTTGTTTATTATCTCATTGATCCTATTGATGCCTATGATATCAACATGAAGATAGAAAAACATGCCTTTGAGACATATACGAAATATAGTGCATATCACCCAGAAGACACGAAGATCGCTGAGATTGCACAGGATGAATTAGACCACTCTAAAGAGTTACAAAAGGCAATGTTAATGATTGCCTAAGCTCTTTTTCTTTTTCTTGTAGATAAAGCAAATATTCCAACACCAAAAATTACTGGTAGTAAGATTGTATTGAGTGTCATAACTAATTCCATATTAGTAAGACCTGTAGCACTCAATGCTCTTTCAGACCATGTACCTGATAATGTCCATACTTGTGGATTTGATAGAAAGATCATTTATAAATTTATTACTACTCTATATCTAGTCAATTCCTTGAGCAAAGTCAAGTGCTTTACGTGCGGATTGTAACATTTTAATCTTTTTATAGTCTTTTGCATACGGAACTGTAATATGGAATCCTAGAAGATCTCCCTCTGGGTCATCAGGAATACCAACCGGTTGCACAAAAAAGATACCGGCATGAGCTACACACTTCCAACCGATATCTACGAATCCTAATTCTCTGAGTGCACACTCAAGTTTTAATGAATGGCACCCATCAATTAGTTTCATTTACAATATACCTTGTCAACTTGACATAATTCCTCTTGTAATCTAATATTTCTTTCATTTCTATCGATTTTAAGAGATGTTCTAATGAGTGATAAGAACACTAAACCTATAAAAATGTATAATAGATATGGTTTCATACTAACAGTTTTTATTTAAGTCCTCTGCCATTTGTCCACCAATCTCTGCACCTTGATTACCAGAGAACATAGTTACCCAACCAGCAGCAACCCAACCAACAAAGGGAATACCAGAGAGAGCAGGAGCAGCAGCAGCACCAACACTGGAACCCACGAGTCTTCCTGTTCCTTCTGCTCCTCCGATTGCTTTGATGCAAGCTTCAGACTTTCCTCCGTTTGATGAGATGGTTGTTGTGGTTGGTTTATGGTGTATTGCACCGTCCATCGTGTATTGCTCAGTGACTTTTTCAATGTTGTTAGCCAATCCAAGAAACCCACCTTTTTTCTTAATATCCCGTTCCACATGCATTACTTTTGGATCGTTTGCACGATACTTAATACTATATCCATTATGACCAACATCTGCTTCATATGATGTATATGGGCCCACTGGTAAATTAATACTTGGTAGTTTGCTCTCACGATTAGATAATGACCCAATCATACCTATGTGAGACAAACCAATAAGTCCACCCAAACTAAGGGCAAACCACTTTCCCCATTTCACTTGCTTATCCATTATCCTTTCTTCGGTGTGGCACTGGGAGTCAAGACCATTGGTGCTTGCTCAATTCTTATTGTTTGTGCAGGTGCTGCTTGAGTTGCTTTCTCTATAAGCATCTCCATATCTTTCTTCGATATATTTGCACTACCTCCAGATGGTGCACTTGATTTTGCACCCTTCTTACCAGCTTCGACTCCAAATGTGGCCAAAACCCCTGTAAATACAGAAGCTATGAATGTTGGATCTATCTTATCCTGCTTAGTCATTCCGGGAAATGTAACGTAGTTTAAAGTTAAAATTCCACCGGCCCAGATCAAAATTCCAAGTCTTACAAAAGTACTTAGAATTTGCATCTGTTCTTCTTTGTCCTCAGATAATTCTTTTAGTTTTCCTATAGGGCCTTTCTTTGCTTCTTCTTTTTTGACTGCTTCTGCCATTTTAATGCTTGGGTCATGCAGCCCTATTTAGAAGATTGGTTTTTCTAGAAACCTAAAGGTAGTTGAGGTGCTGTAGGTTCTGCATCTTTAGATGGTGCTGGTGCTCCAAGAGAAGGTATCTCTAATGATCCACCAAGTGCTCCACCACCTATATCACCTAGACCACTGGGTAAAACAGATTCCATGATCTTGCTCTTAACACTATCAATGATTGCATCCTTGCGAATAAATACATATCCACCAAGACCAACTATACCAAGTGCCACTGCACCTGAGAATATAGCGATCCCGTTAATAATTTTCTGCATTGTAACCTCCGTATATACTCAGAAAATGTTTAATTATGCCATCACAGTTTAAGTTACCTGCTGCAACCCACTGTTCGGCACATTCATATATGATATGACTTTGATATTTAGGCAAACCTCTTTCATTATTTTTAGCACCAAATTGGCCTAAAAGAATCTTAAGTGCCTCCTGTCGAAGTAACATCTGATGAGGTGAATACTTATATGTCATACTCACTTCCCTCACCGATATACGCTAA